TGACTTTTGCTCAACAAACCGCTCATAAAGATCGAGCATCTGAAATGGCAGAATTTTTTTATTGTTGAGTTCTTCTAGCCGCTCAACGATGATTTTTTCTGCTTTAGGGCCAATCTTTATATTTTTAGAGGCTGACTTTCCCCTTTCATTCCAAGAAGTCCTAAACCTGCCGCTTGTGCCAACTTCTATAAGTTCAATTTGATAATCCGCAATTTCAGCCTCAGAAAAACCGATGCTTGATTGCAGTTCTCGGATTACACGTAAAGTTATGATATTGCCTTCACGCGGAAGTATTTCTAACAAATTAACTCGATCTTTTAAAGATAGTTTATAGGTTTTTTCGCTCATTTTTCATGCCCCTATGAATCGGTGTATCCAGTGTACTTTGAATTTGAGAAATGCAGTGTGCGTGTGCCTCCGCCTACTTTGGCAACTGCGACACTAGCCGTGACTCCACCCCTGTTAATAGAATCAGCGCTTACAGTAGTAAGCAGATAATCAACTTGTAGATACTGCGGCCAATTACCATCTCCCTGGGAAGTTAAGACTTTCCCTGAATCGCCACTGCCACCCTGAGGCATATTCGACAAAGCAAGCTCCCCAATTTCCGTCAAGAAATCAGTTGCATGGTGGCCATCTAACAAGTCAGCGTTTATTCCAGTGCATACGAGCGTTGACGAATCCGAAGATAAGGCAGGCGTACCAGTGGGCGGATTAAGCGAAATAGACTTAGCGTTCAAGTAGCCATCCAGCGCCAAACCCAAACCACTAACTACGATAACCTTGTCGCTGTTCAAGGTGCTACGGTAAATATCGCCCCAACCGCTCCCAAAATGGATACCTGCCATGGTCGCATAACCGTATGCATCTAAAACACAAAAGTCACTGGCATGGTGCCCATCGATTAAATCCGCATTAATACCCGTGCATACGAGCGTCGATGAGTCAGAAGCTAGGGCAGGTTTGCCGCTTGGCGGATTCAACGAAATAGATTTAACATTGAGGTAACCGTCTAAACCTAAACCTAAACCGCTGACAACAATAATATCGTCACCGTTAACTGTCGAGCGGTAGATGTCGCCCCAACTATGCGACCCCGAAGAGCCAAAATGAATACCGCTTATGGTCACATACCCGTAAGCATCGGGAATAAGAAAATCAGAGAATGCAGCGCCATTGACTTTTTTGATGCTGTTTACTAGCAGCTCCTCGCACTTGACTTTGGCTAATCCTGGCTTCCCGAACCGCCAAACCTCCAAAGTATCCTTATTACCATAAGCCGCTTCACTATGCGCCAAGATAATCTGGGGCATATCGGTTTCTGCCTGCAGGCCGCTTCCCAAAAAAAGCGCCCCCTGAAAAGAAGTAATCATTCCACCGCAGGCAAAATCCTTCTTAACCGTCAAAGCCTGACTAACCCAAAGCATAGGCCCCAAATCGTCTTGACCAGCAATAATTAACCCCAACTCTAGCCAATTCAGCGACAATTCATCTTTGAGCCGAATAACGCTTGTCCCAAGAGGAAGAGACAAAGCATCAGGCGTCCACGCACCCGACTCATCAAAACCCCAAAGATAAGGCTCAAGAGCCGAAAACAAGTATGATGGGACCTCACAGCGAATCTCAAGAACACCAACCCCGTTATACCCAACTGTGCCCCCGCTCCCGTTACCATGACTCAAACCCACAGTAGCGCCGCCCTTACTGCCACGCTTTGTCCTAGCTAACTTCTCAACATTAACAGTGAAAGTCCGCAGACCATAGAGATAATCGGCGATCTGAGGCGGTTCCTTGCCCAACTCAAGAGTTACCTTAAGCTCTTGACTATCAGCAACATAACGATACTCCGCATATTCCACCCGAAAATCAGCATCCACACCCTCTACAGGTAAAAGAACATGCACTTTATCGCCGCCCTGAATAGGCCAGACCCCATAATCAAGGACCGTACTGTTAACGGTAAGATACTCTGCAGGAGACTTCAAATAAGAAAGCAACGCCTTAGCGCGGAGATCACATTCAGTATCGCTCCAAAGCTCCTCATCAGTCTCAACATATTCACGGAGACCAAAAGAACCTGCGCTTGATGCATCTTCCCGCATCGCACTATAACGGCAGCCGCCAAAGTATAACCCATCAAGCCACCAATCGCCCCAGCCATTAGCAGCAAAACCGTTAGGACCAGCAGGAAAGATGCGGTGAAACAGAATCTTCTTGATTTTAGTCCAATCAAAGCCATCTTGGATAATGTCCCATTCGTCACTATTTGCGGCGCCGCCGCCGATTTTATAAGACTTCCATTTATCATCGGGCGTAATGTTGAAGTTTTTCTTAATATACTTCCCGTTAACATCTGTTACGACAACAGCGCCTTCGCTACTCCAAGTTGACTGAACCTTTTGGTAACAAAATAGGATTGGATATTTGTTGAAATCAACCTCACATCCATCTTTGAAAGTGAAAGAGCAGCCGCCACCCCAAAAGTTCTCAATATGCACCTTCACACTCGATGTCCCCATTCGAGCAACAGTGCTATCCTGCGCTATTTCACCTACACCAGGCGAAGGAACAGGCTGGCCATTCCCTGACTCAAAAGCCCAATCGCCATAAGACGGATGCAATATCTCAGTAAACCCATCCTTATCCAGCGGATAACTCTTTGTAGCTTCGCCAAAAATCTTGATGCGATTCCTAACCCGAGCAACATCCTTTCGGTATTCGCTTACCTCAATTTTCTCAGCCAAACTAATTGAATGCGCTTTACTGTTCTTGGGGAAAAACTCAAACAAACCATCCGGCGCTACTCTAAAATCAAAACCGATCACGCCAGCCTTATCGGAGGTCTCAGCAATGTATTTGACGATGTCCCAAAGCGGCGTATCCACGTACTCTAATTTAGTGTAGGTTGTGTCGGTGTCCACAACCAACTCAGTCCCATTACGCACATGACCCAAATCAGTAAAGCTCTCAATCAAATCCTTAATGATAGCTTCACCCTTCACGTTCTCATAAGTTTTAGTGATTACCCTGCGGAAAAGCCACTCACCCCAACAGCGGCCAGACACCCGCACCAAGGCCTCAGCGGGATCAGTCTCATACTTGACACTCTCCACCTTAAGCGAAATCAAAACCGAATTAGCTGGATTATTGGGTGCCCGACAAAGACCCAGCCCACCAGTAACGCCGACTAAAATCGGATAAGCCCCATTCGGACTGTACTTACCATTCCAATTTTCCAGTAGGACCTCAAAACTGGAAACTTCCTTACTGCAGCCCAAATGCACAAAAGCTTCCTTAATGTCGGCCTGAGGAACCCCAACAGTGCCCAAAGACAACACAGCAACCGGAAGACCCACCTCGCCGCCGCTCACTCAACACCCCTCCGATATAACGCATACTCATCACTCCCTGAGGTCCCACTGCGGACCACTTCGCCAGCACGAGTTATACTATGAACTCTCGAAGGCGTCTCAACAGAGGCATTATTAAAGCTCTTAACACTCGAAGTAGCTGAATCCATGCTCTTAGCAAAAGCAAACATCGCAACCGCAGCCGCTGCGATCACAGCGATCCCCACACCCGTCAACGCCAAAAACGTCGCATAACTAATATTGAGCGCATTCTGCGCAGTTGTCGAAACCCAAACAGCCGCACTATAAACCGCATGCGCAGCTGAAGAGGCCCCCATTCGAACAGCATTAAGAGTCTGCGCAACAATCCCCGTCTGAGTGGCCGTATTCTGAGCCACCTGCGCAGTCATGGCACCCGTAGTAGAAACGGCTAGCGTAGTTTGTGCTCCACTACTTGCAGATGTCGCCACCGTATGAGCCGCCTGCGCTGCCGTAGTCGAGTCAATTATTGCCTTAGCTGAAGTCAAAACACGTATCACAGAAAAAATCTGCATCACACTGCGGCCAACTTGCGAATCCAGGGCACCAAAAGACACGCCTAAATTAACCACGTCTGAGGCGATAGAGCGGAACACTGAAGAGGCACGATTCTCAGCCCGAACCGCAATACTAATGTCTCGCATACTCAAACCAAACCCGCCTCCCGCTTAGCCGCATCAATAGCGGCGAGAATCATCTGTTCTAACTGTGGCAAATAGGCCTGAATAGCAGGATACAGATACGGCCTAGCCGTCATGTACTTTGTGCCAGCTTCAACAAAATAGGCATAAGTCGCATCGGCACCCACATTAACAATCCAATCCTTAACGACGGCGTAAATGGTACTCTGCAAATAACCCGTCTTAACAGGAACAAGCTTGCGAGCTAACGCTTTAACATCGGTAGCCCAACTAATCAAAAAATGGATAACTTCATTCTGCAATGCGGTATCAAGACTAAGCATGGCACCTTGAAACTCTACTATGCCCTCGACGTCACATGCAACTTCTACCGTTTACTTGCCTCCCTCTCAGCTTTTTCTTTCTCTTTTTCTATTTGCAGGTCCAACTCGTTTAGGATCACGATGTACTGGTGGATGACTCTGGCAGGTTGTCTGGCGATTTGATTTGGAGTCCATCCGAACTCTTTGGAGAGCCTGAATTTTGTAAGGGCAGGGTGGGGTTTTTTGCGTCTGATGCATTGGATAAAAAACGAGTCTCAGCCTGAGTTAAGCCACAAACCCGATTAGCATAACCCGCCAGCAACTCACCCAACTCGATTGGCAAGCCTTTGTCTGAATCATCCGAAAGAAGCTTATCAAGCGTGACAGGATGGCTTTCTGGCTGGCAATGCAGGCTAGCCATTATGGTCTCTGCTTGAATGGCGAGAAAATCGCTACTGACCACGTCTCCGGTGACGTTGCTGTATTTGGTGTACTTCTGGATAATGCGATTGCGTTTAGCCCACGTGATTTCTTTAAACACGTATTTACCGGCGAATTCTGCACCGAAACTTTGGTCTAAATCTAACGTTTCTTGCTTCATCCTGTTATGCCTCGCTGTCACTAAAAGACTGAGCCGTAAAACCAAGCTTAAGAGAAATAATGTCGTCAGGGCGACGGGGAGAGCTCACCTTCTCCCACTGGCAGTTCTTGAAGAGAAAATACTTGCCAGCGCTGAGATCAAACTTAAGGCTAAAAGTTCCCTCGGCAGCCGCATAATACTGGTCCTTGTTCTCAAAGGTGCAAGTGAGTTCGCCGTAAAGGTCGCGCTGTCTCGGCTCAAGATACTTGGCTCTTGTGGGAGTCGTCGCTCGAAGTACACCGATGCGTTTTAAGTTATTAGCTATGGTGAATTTGAAGTCGGTGACTACCTCAAAGGGCGCAAGGTTTGAGCCGTCAGCATCACCCTTAAGCACCGCAACATCAGCCCAAGAAACCGCCCCCGACAGCGGAGTATAGGTGGCGCCAGCAATCTTTGTTGAGGCACTGTTAACGTCAACAGCCATTAAGTCGCATTCAGCTTTTAGGACATCTTCTAAGTTGCAGGAGACCGTTGCCTTATCAATCCGTGCGCCCTTATATAGCAGCTCTACCAGCTCATCGGCGCCCTCATCGAGCACGCTAACCGTCATCGAATAACAATCGACGACATGGTGTAGAAAGTTCATGATATCCTCACTTGGCAAAGGAAAAGAAACCTTTACGTCTGGCTTTAACAAGCCACGTTTGAGGGCTACTAAGTCACGGGTGCCGCACCCCCGAATTTTAATCAATGCAGGGTCGATTGCGGGGTCAAAATCGTCAGCAACAATCGTTTTAAAGGCTGGAGTTGCACCTAAAGGTGCCCCTAAATAGTCTTCCAGAATATAGTTGAATCTGGACAACGCCCCCGCGTAAACGGGCATCTATCTTTCCGCTCCTACTATTTCACTCATGTTTTCACCGTTACTTAGAAACCCAAAGCTTCTTTGGGAAATACTGAACCTTCACCTGAACAGTCACACGTGCAAAGTTGCCATCGTCAACTTGGTTGGAAACTCCACACACGGAGACATCTACAATGCCGGGCATCACTCGGCGGTGAAGTATGCCTGTGCCAGGGTCAAAGGATGGCCCTAAACGGCTATAATTGAAGATGATGCGTTCAACCTCTGTTCGTAGCTGGTCACGGGCAAACCCTGCCTTATCTTGCGTAGTGCCAAGCGCCTTGACCAAAATATCTACGGCGACGGTTTCGCTGCGCATCCATCGGCTACCGCTATCACTTAAACGATAGCAACTTATGGCATACTTTTTGGGCATATTCTTGAAGTCAAACTTGGAGGGCTGAATGTCGTAATCTGAAGTAGGTGATGCTTTGCCGTCTAGCCACTCAATCTCCACTCTGGCCGGTGGACCAACCCATTCTGCCTGCAACGTCTCCATAACTGTGCGGCTGTGCTCCTCGATGGCGATTCCAGAGTTTAAGAAGCGATGCAGCCGCGCCAAACTTTCCCGGGGCTTGCCTGTGGTATGCTCAAAAAACCACCAGTACGCCTCAAACTGTAGGATTTCGGCACCGCTATACCAAACAGTAGGCATCCCAATCGCCTCCTGCATGTGGCAAATCATGTAACTAACCGGCATGTTGTTAGGTTCCCACACGTTAGCCTCTGGATAAGCGGATAACCCACGATGGCGGGTTTCCCAATACCAACTCTCTATGGTAGCTCCCCAATGCTCAGGACACGGCGACTCCGCCCGCAACTTATCAACCAAATACTTGAATCCCTGAGCAGGCTCCATATCACCACTATTCGTTTTGAAGCCCACCCAAACGTTATCCTCAAAACCCGCCATTACCTGAAGAATTTTATCGAAAGCCGCAACCTTCCACTCGCACAAGTAAACCTTGATACCATGATCTCTGCAAAACTGTAACATACTAATAACATAGGTATCTGGGAACGGTTGATGAAGCCACTCTTCGTAGTAACTAACCAGTTCAGAGATGCGGATCCACTTGACATTTAAGCCTGCAGTCAACAAAGCTTGTAACCGTTCAGGAGTAACAAACTGCGAAGGATCCCAACCCCCAGCGGCATCGACCATAACAGGAATCCCCATAAAATTCGCTTGTAACCACGTAGCCTCATCCGCCCAACTTACATGAGCATTATACTCAGGCATAAGGACCACGTTTTCAGCAGGAACCTTACCATTGACAGCTTGGAGAATTTTCTGATAAACATCAGCTACATCTGGCATGTGAACCGTAAATTCGGGCGCAGTCTTCTCGCTTACATGATAGGCCAGCGTCTGCAAACCTACCATTCAGGCCATCCCCAAATACGGATCATCATCATGCGCCTTCTCAGCTGCGATATACCCATTCAGGGCTTCCTGTGCGTCATACCAAAAAACCTGCGCCCCTTCAGGATCACGGCGCCGCCGATATTGCCAAGCGGCAAAAAACTTGGTTGCATCCTTCAAAGCTTGCGGGATCTCCGTAGGCACAGGCAAGTCAGCGGCTCTCAATAGATTCAACACTTTATCGCTGCAACTAGTCACACAATCGGCTAGCTCGGCATCCTCACTGGTCTCCGATAAATCAATATGCAAAACAGGTTTCACATCAGCAACAGTGCAGTAATCAACCAATCAAGACACCTAACGGCAAATAATAGTCAATCTTGAAGAAAACACAAAAAAGCGTTCTTATGAAAAAATACCCATGAAAAAATACCTATTAAAAAACACATGAAAAAACATCTAGTAAAAATCATAAAGTGGAATACCCTAAGTTTTAAAAGCACACTATCTTTAGATATACGATATACCGGCTGGTGTTTAAATGAACAAATCGATAATACTAACCGTCGTATTGGTATGCATAATCCTGATAGTCAGTTTCCTAGGAATAATCACCAACTCGAACATAGCCAACGAAAACAAAAGCCTCAAGGAAACAATCGACAAGATAAAAAAGCAACAACCGACCATAGTTTTCCATGTCTCAGAAAAAGGCGAAAACTACCAATACGCACGACTCCCAAACGCTAGCTATACTTACGACCAAATACTTGCTTTAAATAGCACATGCGAAATAGCCCTCTTGCCAGAATACAAAGGAAACCTGAATTGGACAGAGGAACTATCCTGGATAGCCACAAACTTCGAAGGCCCTAAAGGAATTCCAATAATGCTTGAGGTCTTCGGTGGCGGGAGTGAAAGTACACCTACGCCAATGCTATCAACAGAACAAATCTCAGAAGCTAAAGAGATTTCAAACGTCAAGTACATTCGGATTGCAGAAGTTATTAGCTGGCATATAGAAAATAATATAGTTTTTCCCAGAGATTATGTTAAAGAAATTCTAGAATTCTGCAAATCAAACGACATACAAGTGTTCTGGACCGAATGGAAAGACGATTTCCCAGAAAAAAACGTTGAAACCTTCACAGCAATCAAAAATTACATCGCAGGCTACGAAGACATTGTAACAGTGTCTTTCTCAACAAACAGCCAAGAACTTGAACCCGTAGACGGCTACCTCAAACTAAGCCAAAACTTCACACACTGGGGCACATCCATCCAACCCTGGTACTGGAACACCACCCGTAACCAAGACCTCATGACATGTCCACCCTCACTAATACTAGAACACACACTAACAGCAAAAGCATTAGGCGCAAAAATAATACAATATGAACCCTACTGGTACTTCTTCAACTACGCTGGCTCACCAAACGACAACCTAAAACTACTCCTAACATATCTACAAAACTAAAAAAGAAAAATTGAAGTTTATGGAATTACGACTCTAATAATGACCGCCACAGTTTATGCAGTTAACTTTCATATAACTTGTTGAACCAGAGTTGTATGCAATGACCAATACGAATTGGTAGGTTCCACTTGGAGTTCCGCAGTCAATCCATCTATCACCTTGGTTGTACACTAGTTGTTCGCGACTGAGTCTCCAGTTATAGTTGTCGCTTGAAACGTAGACGAGGAATCTACTGAATGGGCTGTTCATCGAGTCGCCGTATACGTAAACTGTGCCTGAGCAGGGTCCGCCAATCCAATAGGACGCGCGAGCTAATGAGCCGGCACTTGAGGCTAAGAATGTTGCATAATTGCTGTCTGGAGTTCTATACTGAGCTTCATAGGGGTTGGTAATCGAAGCTGAGCCATAGGTCTCAGTCCATTGAGTGCTGCATGCAAAATGAATTTCGTCATCGGGAATTAGGAATTTCCAGCTTTCCCAACCGTTATCGCTATGTGATGTTCCAACGTTAAATGAATGTCTATAATAAGAATCTGGTAGATCATCTGTTGCACCGATTTTAACATAACTCACTGGATACCCAGGCGTAACATGGAACCATTCGATTGCAAAAGAGATTCTATAAGTGTGACCGTTCCAAACATGTCCATTAACTGCATCAGTGAAGCTTTGCGTTGACCAATAGTTCGGCCATTGATTATATCCGTATGTTAAACCTGACCATGTCAAGTCATATTGAAAATATAGCGTATTGCCATTCCACTGATCATAAAAGAATGTTTGATCATCAACCCAGATTGCTCCGCCTTGCCTGCCAATCGGTATGTACATAGTTGGGTATGGTCCTTCTGCAGGTATTACGATTTCTAAGCCGTTTGCAACTACCTCACCGTCAATTTCGAGAATTTTATGGAGTCGCGCCTGCACTATCTCACCATCATAGAATTCACCTTGCCAAGCGGGTAATTCCGCAGTTAAGTACGCAACGTCATATTTTTCTTCAGATGGGTAACCATAACATGATTGTTCGTAACTCCAGTCGTAACACCGCAAGAATTGAGAGTCGTCGATCGATAGGCTACCGATTATTGTTTCACCCGTCGCCGCCGCTTTCGGCGTATACATTGCAAACATCGAAATACAAAGTAGACTGATTAAAACTGTTGTCGTCGCTTTTGTTTTTCTTATCATTTCTTTTTTCCTGCGCTTTAAACGCAGTTTTAAATTTGAAATAAGGCTCTTAAATAGACTCTTCACGTTAAAAACCCTCAAAAAATTAACTAATAGCAAAAGGAAGTTAAAAAATAACCCATTAAAAATAATACATAAAAAATATCAATTAAAAAAATCACATTACAAAACAACATTTAAAAACCACGGGAAGGCACCATAAAAATAGAAAAGAACCCTGCCCTCATCAGCAATCTTCCCCTCACCCGTTATTCTGATTACTTTGAGCCGACGGCACCGCATCCCACAACTGCCAACCAAACTTAGTCACATTCTTACGAAATTCCTCCTGACGAATCAACCCCTGCTCAGCCGCCTTAAGCAAATCAGCAACCACAACCGCAGGCGTTTCCGAAGAGCCCCAATTCAAACGAACCTTAGCCTTAACAGGATCCAAACCGCTCTGGCTAAGCACAGGTGCAAATATTTCCCGCTCAACCTGCCGCTTCACATACCGCTGAACAGGCTTAATCAACATGTCCTGCAACTCCAACGCTGCGTTGGCAGATGCCTCTGTAAAGCCAGGCGTGCTGAAAAGTCGCGGCAGAGGTGTTTCACAGCCCAAATAGAACTGATTAATGATGTGGTCAATGTAGTATTCGAAGCGAGCCCTTGGGTCAAGCTGCACAGGATTAATGCTAACATTTGGTCCGCCATTCTTATCTGCGCCTGTATAGAAGAGCCAAGCTCCCTCTTCAGGCCGCGTTTTGATTGTATTTTGAAACTTGGTAAGAGTATCCTCTGAAGCTTTAGGCAAACCAACCAAAACATCAGGCCCTGCATACTTCTCAAACACTTTCGGCATAATCCGCTCAATCTTGGCCTTCATCCAAGCATACGCAGGTCTCTTATCATCGTCTTTAGGTCCAGTCCTTAGAACATGAAGAAGCACCTGCAACAAACCAACCCCGAAACCCGAAAACACATTCTGATGCATGTGCCAATGCAAAACACCCTCCGACTTAAGCAAGCCATCACGAGAGTTACCCCAATACTTAGAGCTTAACATATAGCCCTCGACTTTATGGGGCAGCTTGAACCCCGGAACCATAGTTAACCCAATTTTTTGAATCGAATCATCAGGCATCAGAACACACTCTGAGAGGCGATTAGGCGTCAATTTTAACCAAAAATTATTGCCACAGCCTATCAAGCGAACCGCCATGTCATTTAGCAGACCATCCAGATTGATGCTCTCATTAAACTCGTCAATAACATCTTTTGCCTGCGATGCTTTCTCATAGTTTTCATCCACAGTTGTATAGAAGCCCATACCCACCGTCGATGCAGCTAGCAGGTCAATGCTACTCTTACAGGTAGGATCCCGCTCATAGAGCTGCATAACGTCAGCAAGCGGAATATCTGCGGTTTCATAAATAATAGGCGTCTTCGGTGAAGCGGAAACGCCAACGCCAACATGTGACGAAGTGATGAACTCCTTTATTCTTCGAATAAATTTACTCAAGTTTTAGCCCTCCAAGCCAAAAACGCCTTGCCCTTCTCAGTTAACTTAAACGGCGCTGTCCTCTCTCCAGAAACCTTTACAATGTCACCATCGACGACAAGAAACGCAAACATGTTACTAAAACAAGAATACGTTACATCTCTGCTCTTGAAAACCCGCTTCTCAAGCTCAATACGACGAATAGGGCCACGACTAACTTCCCTCAAAATTATCTCGGCAATCTCTAATCGCATATTCAGATCACTCATGTAGCCCTCAACCGCTGATTTTTAAAGGGACTAAAAAAGGGGAAAAACTAATTTTCAAGCACTATCCGGGGGCGCTAAGTTATGGTTGTCTTAATGTTTGTCATTCGAGCGATGCCTTTGGAATCCAAGACGCCGACGCCGAACCGTGTGGTTGCCCTTACGCCATATTTGCCATTCTTGATGTCTTCCCAATCTTCGACAGTTATATCTCGACGAAGAAGCATCACAGAAGCAATCCGAGTGTCAATCGCATAAGCCACACCATTAGGCACCAATGAACTAACTTGAACTCTCATGCCTAAAACGTTCGCAACGTTACCCTGCTCAATATCTGTCTCACTACTGGGCAAATACTGCGCATTCGTAAACGTAGGATCGTTTAGCAATTGAGCCATCTGCATATCATTGATAGCCAAAACCGTTGCCTTGCGTTTTTCACTCCTTACGGCATGCCAAAGGGAAAGCAGCTTTGTCCAATTCATCACTGTACCGCCGCCAGCAAGCTCCGTACCAGTCGCCAAATCTGTAGCTAGAACTGCAGCATACAAAGCGATAATCTTCTCTGTCTCGTTAACACCTAAAGCATTACCAACGTTCTCAACGGCCTTATCCATGACGTTCCAAGTCGCATCTTCTAAATACTCCTTGGTCCACTCGTCAGAGGACACAGCCAGTTGGTCCGTGTATACGTCGACAAAGGAAGCTTTCTTACCGCTTAGCCGAGTGACTGCGCCTTCAGCGTACTTGTAAGCCACTGCACCAGCATCAATCGAAAAACGCTCCATTTGCTCAGTCGAAGGACGAACATCGATGATCTGCCTGCCAATCATGTTAGGCCAAGCAGCTGGCACCAATGTATCATGCATCCTGCCCAAAGCACCAGCCATATCACTGAAAAAGCCTTCCTTAACACCCATCTCAGTGTAACGCTTCATAAACGGATGTTCGCTCTTCAGTTTCACTTTCTTGTAAATTTCCCGTTGCTCACCTGGCTTAGCCATCAAAGATTCAAAGAGTATAGGCTTCATACTAAACACCTACATCCACGAAGATCAAGTCACCGTCAGCATCAGCCTTGTTAACCGCTTTCCCCAATTTTCGGCTGTAATAGATCGTATAGTTCGCACTGCCGCCTTCAGCAACAGGTTGATCGTTGAGCTCAGTCACTTTGCCGCTACCAGCATTCCTTACCGAAACACCTGCAGCAGTCAATGACCCGTTAGCCGTCACTTTAACTCTGCCTCGTTTCAGAACAGGACAAAGCCCGCCAGCAGCAACAGACTTAATCGCAACGCCAAAGCCATACCAAGTCGTCGGAGATTGCGTAACCTTACCAGCATTTGTCAACTCAACAGGCCAACCTTTAGTGATTGGACCCTCAGCCTCGTAACTTTCAATGACTGCGTTAGGATCGTCAGTTTCACCTATAGCCATCCAAGGTTTACCAGTTTTATCAGCCATCTAAAATCGATCTCCAAAAAAGCTTGAATTTCCCAAAGTTCGTCCTTTGGTACTCTCCCTCATAGAAATGAGCATAAAAATCACGCTTTCTTCAACCGGTCCTCTATGTCCCTGAGCCACTCAGCAAGCTGCTTATTATCCAAGGTCTGAGTCTTGCTTAAGTCATAGAAGCTCTTCTCTTTAGCCAAACTACTTCCCCCTCCTCTCCAGTTTTTGGATTGCACGGTTAAGTTCCTGGCACATCCGCTGCGGACCCAAACCCCAACTGTGCTGCACCATCGACGACGGCAAAACTTCTTTTATGACTTTAACAGCTTCCTGCACTGGCATCAACACCGGAGGCTCCGCAAGCAACTCCACACCGGGCGCCACCTTACGATACATCTCCAAAAGCTTATCCTGATCCTTTACTTTCTGCAAAACTGCGGCTAGCCGCTCTTCGCTGGATTGCTCTTTGGCGTAGCCTTTGCACTTGGCCTTAAGCTCCTCAGGAAGCGCCTTGTAAACGGAATCGTTAGGCTGATACGTCACCTCGACGCCCGCGGCTAGCGCAGCCGACACGATCTTAGCCATGATCTTGGCTTGCTCCTCAGCTGAGTAGTCGCTTCGATTGTCGGGCTGATTAAAGTAACTAAGCGCAGCCTGAACATGTCCCTTGTCAAGCGGGTAACGGAAGTTCACTGGATCACCAAACTGGTCATCTGGCACATCCGCATACTCCGAGGGCTTTGTGACGCTACTGTTTTTGGCTTTAATACCTATGCCATACTTTTGGCTACGTTCAACCTGCGCCTGCCTATCAGCACTTGCTTGGTCAGCCTCCGCCAACTTGGCCTTTAACGCCTTGTTCTCTTGAGATGTTTTTTCGTTGATTTTAGCAGCGGTCAAATCCGCCAACTTATCGAAGTCTTTCTCTTCCAATTTTTCAACTCCATTCAAATTAATATGAGACTGTGCGTTGTCGCCACAGTTTGTGCAGACACTGACCAAGTACTCACCCGGACCACCACAGAAAACACAATGCAAATCCTGCAGCAACTCCTTAGTCTGCAACTTTATCTTAGAACTGTTCTTGCTAGCCGCGGCTAAATGCTCTAAAACATGAATGGTCGTCTCAGGAACACCAGGCACCGCAACCAAACTCAACTCAGCATTATAGAGACCACGCGGCACCTTCGCATCAACGACATCCATCACCTGATAGTCTGCGCCCACGCTGACATGCTGAATTAGGCCATTGCGAATCTTTTCAGCTATGGCCTCGTCGTAAATCTCCGCCACATACGTGATAGCCCTAAGCACCGGGTCAAACGCTGTCTCAGTCACTTTGCCAACAGCGCGGCTAGCCGAGACATGCTCGATATAGACGGGCGCAGCCTTGAGTTTCTCAGCAAACGCCGCCAACTCATTAGGCGTATAAACGTTAAAATTACGAGATATGCCAGCAACCATGGCCACGCCAGCAATCCGCAGCGGCTTGCCAGAAGCAGCCTCAAGAACACGAATAGGCAAAACAGAATCAACATGCGAAACGCCACCACAGGAGCCAGCCATATCCAAACATCAAATCCTCGATGTCACAAACGAGAAACTATCTCAATAGCAACCCCTAAAAGCCTTGACTGCACAAACAGGCAGTGAAAACACATATCCCAAACAACCATAACTCAATCCAAGGAAGAGAATCAGTGACGTAGCAACGGAAAAGTTCCCCATTGTCTTGCCGACAAGGGATTTCTCACGTTGTTACGCCACTTCAATCAATCTTTTTGCGACTTCACCGGCTTAAGCTTCTCAGCAAACGCCAAATCGGATCTTGCCTTATCCAGCTTTGCAAGAGCCCGTTTCCGCTGCCTAGAAACCGTCCCCGAATTGACCCGTAGCCGCCGAGCAATCCTATAATCAGATGCACCATTGGCGGCTAGCCGCAAGATGTCCTTTTCCCGATCAGTCAACGCCACAGCACTAGGCCTCCCTATACCTGGCCTTCTCACAACCACAGAACCGACAGCCACCAGCAGGCTTCCCATCCACAACCAAATGATTCACCAAAGGATGACCACAAACACAAAGCAACTTACCCGCCAAACTTAAGAACCTCCAGCCACAGGCTTGCGCTTGCTAAAACAATCCGTGCAAGCAAACCTAACATGCTCCCTCACCAACAAATACTCAGGCGAAACCTCCAACCAAACAGCCTGCCCACAATAGACACAAACAACCTTTTTGACAGGATAACGCGGAGGACCAAGCGGCCACTCAGACACCAAATGCAAAACAAAATCTGCAATAGACATTAGCGGGCCTCCTCGTCAAACAACTCAGGCACAACGTCGACGGCTGATGGTTCATCGGCCAAACTGGTGCCGTACACCTCAAACGCAAACCGAGTTAGAGCCCACTTCTTACCAAGCTTCTCAAACAACCGCTCCCCAACCTCATCTTGCAACTTCCTATTAAGCCGCATCAAACGTCGCCCAACATCATAATACTT